GAAACGAATCACTCAAAGAGCAGAAGTAGGCCGCGCATGAGTCAGGCGATATTAAGAAGCGGATTCGATTGGTCGTGGTCGGGGTCGCGGTCGGGGTCGGGGTCGCGGTCGGGGTCGTGGTCGGGGTCGGGGTCGCGGTCGCGGTCGGGGTCGTGGTCGGGGTCGGGGTCGCGGTCGGGGTCGCGGTCGCGGTCGTGGTCGCGGTCGCGGTCGGGGTCGTGGTCGTGGTCGTGGTCGCGGTCGGGGTCGCGGTCGCGGTCTCGGTCGGGGTCTATCTAATGGGAGTTACATACTTAACTCCCTTGAAGGAGGGAAATGATGGTCAAGTACGTGGCAGGTCTTTTGTTTGATGAAGATAGGAACAGGGTTGCCCTGATCCTCAAGAATCACGGCCCCGCAGCGGTGGTAGGCAAATGGAATGCCATCGGCGGCAAGCGAACGACGATGAGCGCAGGGCAACCGGAGAGCCCATCTGCAGCCATGTGGCGCGAGTTTCTGGAAGAGGCTGGCGTGGATGTGCAAAGTTGGCAACCTTTTTTGATTCTCCGCGCCAAAGGCAGCAACCCGGAATGGCAAGTCCATTTCTTCCATGCTTTTAACACCAAAAAACTCGCTCACGTGCGGACTATGGAGACTGAATCAGTAATGATCTGGCCTATCGACGAATTGCCAGTTGTTGTCTCAAATTTGGCGTGGATTATCCCAATGGCGCTCACTCACCAGAGCCAGCATGTCCACGTCTACGAAGTGATCGAAACGGACACTTTTGCAGCATGAAAGGGACTCAAGTATATAAGTCCCAAATAATTACGCGCCGATCATCTGGAAAATGGTGAGGCCGAAGGCAACCGATACATTCAAAACTGACGAGGAGGGGTGATGAAGCAGACAAAGAAATTCCTTCGGTCTAAGCAGTTGCTTCGGGATATGCAGACCTTCCGTCGCGGTTTTTTGCAGGGATGGAATCAACATGATCTCCTCGGAAGCGGCGTGTGGGCGACGAACGGGAGGTCAGCGGTGTTGCAGGCGCCGATCACGATTGAGAGTCTTGAGAAGATGGTGAAAGAGATGAATGCGGCGATGAACCAAGTTCGTGAGGTCTTCGAGTTCTCTATGAGTCTTCCGTTGGACTGGATGCTGCAACGTCCAATCGGTCCAAGATCTATCATTCAGGGGATGGACGGCGTGTAACCGTGCTATGCTGGATTCGCGGGGTGGAGAAGTGGTATCTCGGTGCGCTCATAACGCACAGGTCGCTGGTTCGAGTCCAGCCTCCGCAACCAGGGCGCGTAGCTCAGTTGGAAGCAGCAATTCCCTCTTAAGGAAAAGGTCGAAGGTTCGATCCCTTCCGCGCCCACCACGATTGCACGAGGAGTTACAATGGGGAAGGCAGATCCGCTTGAGAAGGCGCAAGCACTGATTGAATGGCAGGGCGAACCTGTTATCTACCACGGCCAAAAGTGGTACTGGTTTCAGAGGTGGAGTCCTTCCCGCAGGCGGGCTGTAGAGGTGCTTGAGGACGCTGGCAGGCTGGTACGGTGGAGCGACAAGACGACGGGGTTGGTGAGGTTGGTTTGAGGAGGGGTTTATGGGATTGACGATGGATATGCTGAAGGTGATGACCTCGGAAGGTAAAATCGTGTCAGTCGGCGAGGGTCATTGGGGAGCGATCTACGCGGACTACCTGAAACACGCTGGCAGGAAGAATATCGTCAGGAAATGCCGGCAGATGGGTATGACGACGTTTGCTTTGGCGCGTGGATTTATGGCGGCGTCCGAGGGGAAGACTTGCGTTGTAGTGGCCCAGCGACACAATGTGGCGGATTATATGTGGAACACGGTTCGAGGATTTATCCAAAACCTTCTCACACCACCTCCTATCAAATGGACATTTACAAACCGTCACGCATTCGGACTGGAAGGTTGTATCCCTCATCAATATCAGATTTTTAATTCCGATAGATTTCACAGCGGACTTGGGATGAAAGTTGACTTCGTTCACTTCCAAGAGTTCGCGTGGTGGTCAAGAGATGATCAGGAGACGGTGTGGAATAGCCTGATGCCCTGCTTGAGTCCCGATGCGGAAGTAATTATCGAGTCCAGTCCTCAATTCGGGGACAGCGGAAAGTTTGATGATGTTTGGGTGGGAGCCGAGCAGTACGGTTTTGTGCGACACTTCTTTCCGTGGTGGAAGAACCCGATCTGCGTTGGCGCACCGATTGATCCGAATACGATTACTCTGAAGGAAGAGACGATGATGGTGATGAACGGACTGTCTCTGGAGCAGATGGGGTGGAGGCGAAAAGCGTTAGGGTATTACAAAGCCATGTTTGGAGGCGACAAGGAATTCAAAAGAGAGTACGGAGAGAATTTGATTTGAAGCGTCTTCGACCGGGGATTCTGAGGTGGTGGCTCTGGCATCAGGAAGGCCGCAGGCTGTTTCGTTGGACGCGGGAGTATCGGGAGTTCATTGAGGGAAAGTGGAAAGTAAGTCCAAAATTCGGAGTAAGGAGAGTGACATGGGTAAACGAGGATTTGGAAAGACGAAGAAGAAGAAGCTGCCTCCGTTCGAGTTGATCGATCACGAGGCGAAGCCGCAACTTGAGCCGTACAAACTGATGGCCGAGATCAGGAAGGCCCACCACCCGGACATCAAGGACGCGAAGATCTGTCTGGCGTACCAGAAGGGCTTGAAGGCTGACGTAGACGGCCATGTGACGCTGGGGAAGTGCATCAAAGCGTCGGACCTTCAGCGGGAATTGGTGGCATGGGATTTTGTGATTCTGCTGAACTTCGAGATGTGGACTTCCACCGGATTCACCAAAGAGAAGAAGATGGCCTTGCTGGACCACGAGCTTTGCCACGCTGACGTTGCGCTCGACAAGGATGGTGAGCCGAAGGTGGACGCGGCCGGCAGGAAGACGTACCGGATTCGCAAACACGACTATCAGGAGTTTCATGCGATCATCGAGCGGCACGGTCTGTGGGACAGAGACCTGAAGCGGTTGGGCGACACGATCATCAAGCAGGCCCAGGCGACGTTGACGTTCCCTCCTCCGGTTGAGGCTGCGGCCAGCGGACAGGTGACGGTGCAATGAAGTTTCCGGGGAATTGCCTTATCGTATCGGTTATCTCAGCGGCGTTCCCCGGAAATTCTTTGAAGTGGAAGCGTAACCGTATGGGTCGTTTACACTTTTATTGGCAAGATAGAAAAGGAAGATCGTGGGAATTTTACAAGCGTGGATCGTCTGGGAAGTCATACTTCCAGAACTCGTTTTATGTAGGGGAAGTGAAAAGGATAGATTAGAAATCGGATGAAAGTCTACCAGAACAGGGGTAGACTCATTTCATGTCGGATTCTCCCTACAGTTCGCAGAATTTCTTGTTCTCCAGCAAAGGAGTAATAGCCCACGCTGTCGAGGACTCCGCCCCTCCAGGGACATATTTGTCACTTCTCAACGTCGAAGAAATTGAGGAGAATGGGTTGGCGACCCGTCTCGGGACAACCATCCTCAGCGCGGCTGAAGGGATCGTCAAGCCCCTTGGAGGGTCGGCCGGGGTAGTTCACAGCCTGAGCAGATTGCCGGGTCTAACGGGGAGCAGTTGGCGTTACGCCGGCAAGGGGAATGGCCTGTATCGCATCTCAGGGGACGCTCCGGGCGAATACTCAAAGCTCTCCGATTCCATGAGCGGCCAGCCGTGGACAGCAGCCCAATTTCAGCCGGTTGTATCGTCCGCACCACTCTTATTTATCGCCGACATGAACGGCGTCCAGAAGGATAACGGGACCAACTCCGCTCCGCAGAATGCAGGAATCCTCCAACCGCATTACCCGGTAGCCGCGCAAGCGCAGGCGCCGGACGTAATCATTCTTGCCCCGTTTTATAACCCGATGCTCTCCATCTACACCTCGTCGGCGGTGGCTACTGGCCTTCAGAGCGTGTCTGTAACAGATCCGTCAGTGATTGGACTATTCCAGTCTCTTGTGATTGATACGGGTTCTCAGCAGGAGACGGTTCTTGTAATTGCAACGTCGGATACGGGGTTTACAGCGAACTTCACGAAGACGCACTCTTCGGGGGCTTTGATACAAGAGTACGGAGATTCGACTCCAGTATCAGCGTCTTCGACGGCGACGATCAGCAACTCGATTTCCACCTCCATCTCGACTTGGCCGAAAACGCTGGAGCAGGCAGATTACATCGGTCTGTGGATATACGTGGGCGATCCCAACGCCATCGACTCGATAACCCTGAAGTTCTACACGTCAAACGGAGCCTACTTCTACCGGACCATCGGCCAGGGTCCGTTGCAGGCTACCCTGAATGCCTCCACGGACAGCACTACGGCCGCAGCAGACGCGGTATTGTCGTCAAATTTGGGCCTATACACGATGGGAGCAGGAGGGGTAACGGGTCTAAATACAAGCCCGGGGTGGACTCCGATCCTTTTGCAGCTATCGGACTTCTCCGCATCGGGAGGAGCGGATTTCAACGACTCTACAAAGAACTGGCAGAATGTTACTAGCTATGAGGTAGAAACCACAACAGGGGAGGGAATCTCCACCACATCATTCCCTATTCTGATCCAGGTAGCTTCTCTTATTCTCTTTGGTGGAGCAGGTCCAGACAGCCTCGCTGGAGTGAGCTACGACTACATGGTGACGCTGTTCAACATCAATGATTACACTGAGTCAAATCCATCAATGACTATGTCGGATGTTGATCCTCCGACGCTGACTAACCGAGTATTGCCGCGTCGTCAACCGATCCTGTTAAGTTGGGAGAACAGTAATAGCGATACCCAGGCAACGCACTGGAGGGTGTATCGCCGGGGAGGGACACTGGCGAATAATTATCTTAGAATCGACCAGATACCGATCACGACCGCTATGGGAGGGATAGAGAATTACAGAGACCTCTGGAGTGATTTGGAGATTCAGCAGGCGACCCCAATATCTTTCACGAACGATGTGCCGGTGACCTCCACACTTCCAGTCCCGGTGAACACGACCTTGACGGCTGACATCGGAACTCCGGGGAGCGCGGTAAACTCAGTCCAAGTGATTATTCCGGCATCGATGCAGAGTATCTCCGTGAACCAGCAGGTGAATATAGGGAACGTCTTAGACGCTACCTTTGAGACAGTGATAGTCACTTCTATCTCGGGTCCGAGGTTCAGAGCCTACGTGCAGAACTACCATGCGGCCGGGGAGTCAGTGTCGGCTACGGCGGCCTACGCCCAGCCGGTGAACATTATTGCGGTGGCTTTTGACCAAGGACTGTACGCGGGTGACCCGAACAATCCGTCGTACCTCTACACTTCGGAGAAGTCGAATATCCAAGCGGTGAGCAGTGCGGCGTACACGCAGGTGAACGTCCCATCAGATCCAATCACTGCGATTGTGCAGAGCAGCGGAAACGTCTTTGTGAGCACTTTGCAGCGGTGGTGGACAGGAAGCCCAGGGAGCCAGCCAGGGCAGCCCGTTACTACATATCCAACGAAAGCCGATCACGGCGTAGTGGGAAAAAACGCATGGGTTTTAAGGGATGGTGTAGTCTACTATCTCGGAACGGACGGACTGCGGATATTCACGGGAGGATCTGGAGACTATATCTCAGAGATCATCGAGGCGGTGTGGCAGAACACCAGCCCGACTCCTCTTCCGATTGCGGACCCAGCCTACTTCTCGACGGTCCAATGTTCCACGTGGAACAGGTGGGTGTTCTTCAGCTACCAGGCTCTTGACGGGAATCGGTATCGAATCATTCTTGATTGCGTGAACAAACGGTATCGGAACGACTCTCTGGATGCTCAGAGTATGTTCTTGGAGTCCGACACCAACCAGCTTGTCTGGGGGGACTCGCAGGGTCTTGTTCACCTCGACAGGCAGTTGACGAGCACGGATGAGGCCAACGAGCAGGGAGTTGTAGTTCCGTTGCCGATCGCGTTCACGGTGCAGACTCCGTACAGCGATTCTGGTTCGCCTCAGATTCAGAAAAACTATGCAGAGTTTACGCTCGACGCGAACACAAACGGGAACCCGGTAACAGTCCAACTTGTGTTCAACGATGGAGCTTTCACGGAGACTCTGGGGACCATCACGACCACTTCGAGGCAGAGAGTAAATCTTGCGCTCAACAACGGGGAAGGGTTCCAAGCCTTCAAGGTAAGCATGATCTTGACTGGCAGCGGAGCAAGCAGGGTGTTTTTGTATCAGGCAAAGATTCGACACTTGCCACTGGGCGAAACACGCACCAGCTTCGATTCATACGATCTGCGTCTTGGGACTGAGGAAAGTAAGGTTCTAAAACAGATTTATTGCGAGACGACAGCCACAGCGGATATAACTTGCAACGTCTACTACGATGGGACTCTGGGTTACACGTTCACCATTCCAACACTTGGAGGGGTGAGAAACGCCTTGCGGGTTAGGATGCCGGCAATACAATTCAGAATCGTGCGCTTTGTGATGACATCGACTTCCGACTTCATTCTGTGGGAGACGAGTAAGTATGAGTACAAGCCCTTGTGTGCCGGTAAAAGTTACAGCACGGCATTGTTAATGCCGTAAGATGGTGGAGGGGAACAAATGGCACAACAAAATCAACTCGCAAAGCCCGTGCTTCCAGAACTCTCTTCGCAGCACCAGCAGTTCTTGAGCCAGATGGTCGATACGATCAACAGCCTCCAGGGTTACAACGGGCCTACCAAACTCAATAACCACCTTGACCTCAACGGGTATCAGGTGAAGAACGTCGGCGCTCCCACCTCTTCTACGGACGCCATTACGCACGGTGTAGCCGAGGCATCCTATTCGGCAGACGCACTGGCTCCGAAGTTAGAGTCTACAGGTAAGAACTCTTTGAAGACGATGCGGCAGTTGAACTCTCCGGTGCAGCGTGAGCAGACTAGTTCATTCTTGAATGACCTGATGAGTTCTGTCCCCAACGCCAACGCGATAGTTCCCCTCCTGACAAACATAGGCTCTCCTGCTACTGGAGTGCAGTGCGTCATTCCTGCCGGACCATTCACATTTGTTGATGGAAGCACGGTGATGCTTCAGGGAAGGACGGACTTATTTTCTCTTCCTACCTCGTATGCGATATCTTCAATATCGTGCGTGGGAAACGTGGTGACGGTCGCATCGACGGCTCCGGTGACTGAGGGGCAGGCGATTACGATTGCCGGAGTGTCCCCTTCGAGCTTCAACGGGTCAGTTACGGTGTCGAGTGCGGGTAGTGGGAGCTTCACCTATCAGGCCGACCTGGGGACGTTATCTGGTTCTGGTGGGCGGGTTGAGGAGAACGGCGTCCACTATTACGCTGTACGGAAGCGGAGTGGAAGTGTTATTCTTCTCCCACAGCAGTCTGGCGACACGATGGCGAACCGCCTACACGCGAACCTCGATGGATCACAAATTGTCGCAGTGGTGGTGGTGAATGCTTCAGGGTTCCAGGTATCGCAGAGTGGTGGCGGCGGGTCAGCTATAGTCGGCAGCCCAACGGCAGGATCGTTCTTCTGAGGAGGGGTAGGATGGCAGACGGGACACAAATCATTGTTGACGATGTGCGGGTCGATCAGGCGAGCGGCCACATCAGCATCCGAGTCCATTCGGTGACGACTAACGGCGAGAAGACGTGGAACGGCCCGGTGCGGGGATACGGGATGGATGCAGCGCAGTTCAAGCATCAGTTTAACCACGACATCGAGCGGGTGAAGCAGTGGGTTGTGAGTCAGCACGTTGGATTCCACGGAGCGCACGAGTCGGTGGTCGCGGAGTTGGGGAAGTTGACTGGGCAGGTAATCGGGTAGGAGTCCAAAATTTGGAGTGAGGAGGGTGGGGATGGATCAAAAAAATCACTGGAGTTGGTACGGTACGAAGAACTTGCAGGTATGTCCGTTCATGGACGGCACTCCCGTTTATCTTGATGGGATGCTTCCGCATCTCTATTACAAGACGAGGGAAGAGAACAACATCGCCACGACATTCTGCGGCCAGGACAAGACGCTCGGCCAGTTTGTTCATTACTTTGAGTCCCTGAAGACAATGCAGGTTTGCTGTGAAATCGCCGAGGAGGAGAAGTTGATTCCTGTCGGGTTCACGTGGGTGAGTAACCCCTATGGAGTGGACGGAGCGAGGGCGGCGCAGCCGGGGATGTGCTTCTTTGGCGGAGCGGGGAAGCGGGGGACGGCTCAGAGTTTGGCGAAACTGGCTCTGGCTTACGCGATGGTGGCTTTGCGGATTAACGTCTTGCTCGGAGAGCAGGTGTACAGCAACTACGCGGCGCGGAACTTTGCTCTGCGTTTGGGGTTTAAGGAAGTGGCCCGGATACCTAATCGCCACGTCATCGACGGCCGGTTTGAGGATGGCCGGGTGGTGATGTTGAAGGATGATGACTTCCTACCGAAGTTCTTTGAGTGGAAGGAAAAACAGCCCAAGATAGAGGGGTGATGGGGATGAGCCAAGCGGCCGGTGAAAATGGTAAGTGGATGTTCAAGGTGCCGTGTCCGAAGTGTTCTGCTCTGGTAGGTGCGAAGTGTTTTATTCGCGGTACGAGATCACTACCAGGGTACTGCCATGCACTCAGGCGATATGCGGCCCAAGCGGCAGGTCTGATGCCGGAGATGAAAATCTTCGGATTGAGAACCAAGAGGGAGCCGTACTTTAAGAAGAAGATTCCCGGAACAGGCGCTCCGCACGAGGAGGGATGGTGTTCAAAACCTTGTGAGAGGGGAAACCACGCGATGTGTTTTTCTCGGCAATGTAAGTGTTTTTGCCACAGTATAGGAGGGGGGTAGGTTATGGGAAAGAGATGTAGGGGAATGATAGATTCAGAAAAACCACTCGTAGTTCTCGATCGAGTCGAACGGTTTGCCAAAGAATGTCGGGATAGAGGCGAGGGAGATGCTTGTTACGCAATGCCCTTGAAATGGATATTGAGCATTGCGGAAATCATCAGAGAGAAAGATCGGAAGAATGTGTCCTAAATAGTAAAAACTGGTAGAAAAGTCTTCTCAGGCATTGTACCCTCCTTTCAGGAGTATGCCCTGTGAGCAGCAAGCCCGAATCGAGCGCAGCAGCGCAAGCAAGCCAAGCCAATCTTGCAAACCAGATGGCAGCCACCGGAGCTACGGAGACGGCTGAGGGTACAAAGTTGTTCAATATGGCCCTTCCCGGCCTTGAGCAGTCTGAGTCCTACTATGGAAAACTAGCCTCTGGTGACCCGAACGCGCTGGCGAGGGCGAATGCCCCGGCGATTCAAGCGATCACGCAGTCCACGGACAAAGCCAAGCAAAACATTATGCAGAGCAGTCCGAGAGGAGGAGAACGAAACCTTGCTCTTGAAGAGGCTGATTTGTCGAAGGGCGCTCAGGTGGGGCAGCTTGAGACGGGATCGTACACGTCGTCCTTTGGTTCGCTGGCCGGCCTTGGAGGGCAGAACGTGGGCCAAGGAACGGCGGCTCAATCGGCGGGTACTCAAGGGATGAACGCGGCTTCCAACCAGTACCAAAACATTCAGAATACAAATGCGGCGGCGAAGTCGCAGCAGATGGGGTTGTGGTCTGACGTTGCAGGAACGGGCATGGAAGTGGCCTCGATGTGCTGGATTGCTGCTTCGCTTTGGAGCGGATGGAACGACCGCAGGACGCGGCTGGTTCAATTCTGGTTGCGGAACGTCTACTCGAAGACGATATTTGGGAATCTGTTCTGCCGCTTGTATTCCCGGTACGGTGAGCGGGTGGCGGAACAGGTTCGGAAGAGGTCGGTAGCTCGGTCGGTGGCCGAGCCTCTGTTTGGCTGGTTCCTCTTGAAAGCGCAGGAGGTTTAGATGGCTGGCTTTGAGACTCCTCAAATATCGGTTACCCCCTACGAATCGAAGGTTCCCCTCGTCCAAATGCCCGAGCGCGACTTGCAGACCGCGCCAACCCCCGGCGCGATCTACAGCAAGGGTGGAGGAATAGCCACGCTCGCGGACGGGATGATGAAGGGGATGCTCCGCGGCCTCCAGATGAAGGAGGAGAAGAAGTATAAGACGGCTGAGGCGACGATGGCTGCTCAGGATGCCGTGATCTCCGCCGCGAAGAAGAACTACGAAAATATGCTGACGACGAAGGGTGCGTTTGAGGCTGACGGGAAGACACCGAAGGCAGAGACGCAGGCAGCTTATACGGCGTGGCAACAGTCTGTGAACACAGCGGCAGAACAGCGGCAAGCGTTTGCGATCCCTGAGAAGACGGCAAAGCAACCGAAGGGTCAGAAGAAGGACAAGAAGGCACCGGACGGAGCGCCGGCGGCGGGAGGATTCGGAGCCGGTCTAAAGCAGTTCTTTGAGAGGAACCCGCACATCCTTCCCGAACTGGCGATCATCGGAATGAAGTCGCAGGTTACTCCCTACGGCCAGATGGCGCCAGAGCAGCAAGAGGCGAAGATAAAACTAGACTCCGCACAGCGCGGAGAGGAAATCCAGAAGGTGATTGATACTGCAACTCTGACCCGTGATAAATATGCCGGTAGAGGAGAAGCAGAGCTTGAGAAGATGCCTCCAAGTGAGGGAGGAAAGAAGGCGGGATTCAAGAACGCTCTTGAAGAGTACAACAACGCCCTCGCGGTGATGAATCCCCCCAAGCCAGTACCGGCGTCTAAGGCGGGGACCATAGGAGCCTATTACGACAAGAAAGCTCAGGAACTCGGAAAAGATGTGAGCGATCTGACGAGCGAAGAGCAACTGGACGCAAAGAAAGAATTTCAAGAGGCCGGAAGGGCGGAATCGCGGTCTAATCTTTATTACGATGCCGCAGCAAGGGAGTGGGGAACTACTAGAGATAAACTGACGCGGCCACAACTCGAATACATTGACGCAAGCCGGGCGCGTTCTCAAGCTCAAGCGAAGGGGCAGACAACCTACAGTTACAGAACGACAGACGCGAACGGGAATAGCTCTACGGTTACGAAGAAGGTATCCGAACCGATTGCTACGCCCCAAGGCGTCAAGGCTCTCCCTAAAGAGACATTCAACGACGGTCAAGAGGATGCGGGTTCTCAGCAAGGCACATCATCGTCTTCAAAGGCAGGAGGAACTAGATTCAATCAAGTGCCGAGATCGCCGGGCGCCGGTCGCGGGAGGATGGATGCTGCTCCAACGCAAGGTGGTGGTGTAACTCCAATGCGGACGAAATCTGATCTGACGTTAGAGAAGGCTGTCAGCGACGAATACGGAAAGGCTGATACCCATTTTAACGAAGAGCTTGACAAGATCGATCAGGCGGCTCATCAAGCCAACAATCCTATTACTCCGGCAGAGGCGAAGACAAGGACAGACCGTGTAACGCAGGCGTACAACGACGAGAATGCTCGTATTACTCGCGCCAGGGTATCTCAGATTGAAGCCGCAGGAGGAGACCCTTGGAAGCGGAGAGCTAAGGATGATAAAGGCAACGAGATTGGTACGATGGACGACGTGAGTTGGAAGAACACGAGGACCGGGTACGACGTACCAGCACCTTCAGGTGGACCCCAAGCGGCTCCAACGGCGACCCAGGGAGCGGCGGCGGGCCAAAAAAAAGAGCCTAATCCCGCAAAGAAAACCGAAGCAGGGAGCGAGATTAAAAGTTATGGTGATCCAGGTCCGGGGAAGAAAGCATACATCATTAGATGCGCGGACGGATCAGAAGCGAGATTGTACTTGGATGAAAAAGGGTTGGCTATAATCAAAAGCCATCCAACAACCGCGGGTGTCGTTGAAGATAACTAACCGGAGGAGAGATGGCACAGGCGGATGAGCTTTACAAAGAAGTCGTTAAGCCTAATGCGGAAGCTCGTCCGAAAACAAGCCAAGCAGATGCGTTAGCTATGTCTGTTTTAGGCCACGAGACCCCAAAGCAAGAGGGTAAAAATGCAAAGGTGCCCACTCAGAAGGCAAGCCAAGCAGATGCGTTAGCTATGTCGATTTTGGGACATGAAACTCCTTTGCAGACGAGCACATCTCCATCTACAGCGACCCAACCGGACTACCGCAAGCAGATCTACGACTCGACGATCGGCGAGGGTTACAGCGAAGAGCAAGCGCAGAAGCGCGTGCATGAGTTCGACTATGCTACCAGTCAAGGATTGTCCCCTGAGAACTCGTTCAATCTGGCGTCTTCCGTGGCGTTCGATAGAGCCGAGAAGAAGTTCCTGACTGAACAAGAACGGGATACTGTCTATCAGCAGGCAAAGAAGCACGCCGAGGAGATTTTGGAGGCTAACCGGAACGCTCCGATCTCGGATAACTCCACATTAAACACGGAAGCATCAAAGATTATTGCAGCGGGTGGAACGGACGCTTGGGCGAGAGGGTACACGAAGAATTACGCACAGTCTAAGTGGAAGGGGTACAGCGAAACAGACGCCAGGGCGCACGCTGGGGGAGAGATAGACGAGAATGTTTACGACTTTCTCCGTGATACCGGGTTAAGCTCTGACCGCTCGTATCTTCTTTCGGACGAGGGCGAGAGGTACATCAGGTTCTCTGTCGCCAAGACAGCGGATTCTCTGGAAAAAAGCGGACACCCCTACGTTGGGGCGTTCCTTCAAGGACTGACGGAGATGGGGATTGGCCTCACCACTCCGAGCATGGTGGCGATAGGTCTGGCAACGAAGGGCGCTGGAGCATTCTCCAAAGTAGAGCCGTTTGCGGAAGTAGCCACGGCAGAGGGAACGGAAGACGCAGCCAAGGCAACGTCCATAGCCGGGCGCTGGCGCCGTGCCTACAAAGCGGCGAAGGCGACTACAGCAGCCGCCGCAAGGAAGGCAGCCGTATCAACTGCTAAGAGTGCCGGTGAGACGTTTGCGAAGGTAGCTCCAGACAGCGCGGCAGGAGTTGCGGAGGCTACAGGGAAGGCTTCGGAGAGTGTTGCGAAGGCGACTGAGGCTATTCGCGGTGCAAAGCTCCCGGTGAGCGCAGTCCATGTGGCAAGGACGATCAACGAGGCCACTCATGCGTATTTCTCTGCTCAGATGACGATGGGCGCGATGCAAGGCGCAGAGCGGTTTGGCGAGGGGACGAAAGCAGAACTTGAGAGAGTAGGAGCGATAGGCAAAGGAGCTGAGGGAGCGACTCTTTCAGAGAAGGCGTTACGCGCTTATGGCGGGGACTATTCCAAGCCTGTCGCTGCGCTTTTGGTCAACACGGTCATCGGCGGACTCATGGCCTACGGCGGCGCGAAGTCACTGATCGAAGCGGAAGGCTTCAAAATCAAAGCCGATGCGATGACAGAGAAGTTGTACGGTACTCCGGGGGAAGTCGAGGGCGAAGGACCGAAAGAAAGACCGGCAAGCAAGTTTTCCGACCTGAATGATTACCAGCAGGCCGTTGTGCTGACGAAACTTATTGAGGAAGATCCGGCGTACAGCCATGCTTGGGTTGAGACGAAGAAAGAACATGATCGCCGGATGAAGAAGTTGAACTACCGTTACAACCAGAATCTTCAGAAAGCGTGGAACCCGGACGCAGTTCAAAGAGCAGTTCGGGTGATTGACTACCACCAAGCATTCGCAGAGTGGGAGGATGAAGCCCGCGCTCACTACCTGAAGCAGATCACGAAACTTATTAACCTCCACAAACAGGACAGGGCAGATGAAGCAGAGCTTGCGGAGTATGAGCAAGAGCGCCGGGCCGCAGGAAGAGAAGGCCGCCCGGTACGGAAGACGGAAGCTGCCAGGAAAAGAGAAGAGGCCCGCAAGGTCACGCTGACAAACGCGGCACAGATTGCCGAAGCGCGGCAGGGCGCAGGGACCGCCCGCGAGGAAGCGGACAGGGAAACGGCCGCTCAAGAGCAGGAAGCGGCAGAGACACTGGCTCAGATCAAATCCCTTCGGGTAAATGCCGACTACGCTCTTGAGGAGCATGGCTCGACGCCGGAGCGAGAAGCGGAACGCACGCTACTCCGAAATTTGGAGCGGCAACTGGTAGACGGCGAGATTACCGGGGAGCAGGCGCGGAAGGGAGCCGGTCTGCCGGAAGAGAAGTCGGAAGAGGAAGAGCGGAGGTCCACCACATATCAGGAGATCGAGGCCGCCAGAGCAGGGGCATTGTATGGGCTTCTTTATGGACGGACGATAGCGCAGTTTGAGGACGATTTCCTTTCCGAACTGGAGAGTGCCGGCTGGAATCCCGAAGACATCGAAGCAGCTATCGACACCATTGGTCCCACTCTTCGGATGGAGGCCGAGAACAACCTGCACTACGTAGGAAAATCTGGAGACTACATTGTTTCCAAGAAGGGCGTCACCTGGAGACTCGACAAATACGGGATGCTTCAGCCGGACGGTTTTGCGGTTGCGCCGATTCCGTTGATGAAGAATGGCCGATACACGGCACAGGCGATCGACCTTGCAATGTCGGGGAAGGTTGGTTTTGGTCGTAGCCCTCTAGAGGAACAGAGAGTAGAGGTGGCGAAGGAACACACGGCCGCCCAGATGCTCGACAATCTTTCACAGGCCGAGAAAGATGAACTTGAAAGGGCCGTCAGACTGTCGCAGCAAAACGAAGGGTTGCTACTGGAAGCAGGCGAACTGCCGGCGGAGAAACCAGTTTCGAACAGGAAGAAGGGATTCGCTCCTCCAGTTGAGCGTCCGACTCCAGAGATGGAGGAGGATCGCACCGTAGACGAAGGTTATGATCCACTGATCGAAGCCATTGGCTCCCAGATAGAGAACCCTGAATCTCACGCGAAGGGGCCGGGAATTATTGCGCGGATAGCGAAGAATAGCGGCCTGACTCCAGCGCAGGTCGTTGGATTGTTCCGTGAATCGGAGGCCAAGCCGGACACTCTGAAAGGGAAGATCGAGTGGCTGCGGGTTGGAGACACTATCTCCGACAAGATGGGACTCCCTTGGGTAGTGGAGGGTGACGCGAACGGGAAGTTGTATCTCCGCAAAGGTGAGGGCGGAGCCAGAATCCCATTTGACAAGGACAAGCCGAGCGATACCGTGCGAAGAATAGTCGGCAACGGTGAAGTGCAATCTACGGCCCGTACACAGTACACACCAGAGGACGCACGTCGCATTGTGTTTGAATCCTCGATCGTCATTGCTCAGAATGAGGCGATAGAGAGAGTCAAGGAATTGGCGGAGAACCCACCTCCACCGCCACGGACGCAGGAGCAGGCTGAAGAGCAGGTCAAGCAGGCAGAGGCCCGTGAGGCACAAGTCAACGACGCAGCCGTGGAAGCTATTGCGGCGGCGGTTGACCCTACCCCAAAGGCGACCGACGAAGAGATCGACAAGGCTGTTGCGAAGGCCGAGGAGTTGCGAAAGGTAGCCGAGGCTGCGGCGAAGCAGACGGCGGAAGCGCAGGGTCGTGCCGCAGGTCCGGGAGACTATCCTCAGAAAGCTCCGATCACCTCGAAGCGAGTCCCACGGATGGCGTGGGCAGTCGGGCATGAAGGGTATATCCAGACGAACGCCAGCAAGATCCCCATGCACCGCGAACTCGTCAAGTTGAGCCAACTCACCCCGTCTTTTAGGTGGAACGGGAATATGTTGGAGCGGGTTCCTGAGTACCCGGAACAGATGCAGGACGTTCCACCGGACGAAGCGACACGCCAGCAAGTTTTGGCAGATGCTCAGCCTGTTCGGTACGACGTTGACCATTATCTCGATCCTGGTCATGGCCCAGAGCGGGGACCGGCCATTGTCGATGGTGGCGGCGACGTGGCGGGAGGGAATCGCCGTCTGTTGAGGATGATGAAGTATCTGGAGTTGATACAAGACGACAAGGTTGCTCTTGCTCAGTTCCGTGCGAAGATGGCCGATTACGCCCAAAAGAACGGGATGATTTACCCGGAGGGAGATGAAATCTACATCCCAGTCAGGATGATGGATGAACCTATTGGCACTATAGCCAAGGCGACTAAGTTAGGAAACCTGTTCAACAAGAAAGCATCGCACGGCATTGACGAGAACGCGAAGTCGATCACTTACGGACGGATGCTCTACGAGGCCCAAAGGGCTGAAGAGGCAGTAGGGCGCAATGGAGTTTTGGATCGTATCGCCGATGAGTTCAACAGCGCCGACACGCCGCGAGACGCAATGGCAAACAGACCTGAATTCTTTGCCAACATAGTGCGTAAAGAACTTGGGATCGGCGGTGAGGATCAAGCAGACTGGTTTAACAAGAACGCACAGGGAGAGTATGAATTCTTGAGTACAAACGGCAAGGAGAAGTTAGAGAAAGCCCTGCTTGCTACGGTACTGAAGAATCCTTCCACGCTCGATACGTTGGGAACCTCGACGGCCTACGATTCTCTGTTGAAGTCGATCGGCCCAATGACCCGGCTTCGCGCCGTGCCGGACAAGGACATCACCGGAATCATCGAACAGGCGATTCAGGCGACGGCGGTCACGGAGAGAATGAAGGCCGCGGGAGACTCGCCGAGGGCGCGGTGGAACAAGGCGTTTGCTGAGCATGATTTCTTTTCTGAAGACCCACAACTGCCGGAGCCGGACAGGATGGTGGAAGCTGTCTGGAGGTCGCTGCATGATCGAAAGACGACCCGCTTCAAAAACGCTCTTAATGATTATCTGGTTGGAGAGGGAATCCAGAAGGGTTTCTTTGATCCGGCAGAGCATGGCCTGAATACGCCTGCTGATTTGTTCAACGCAGCCTTCGAGGACGAACTGAAGGACGTGAAAGATTCGCGTGGCGTAAATAGTGAAGAGGCTCGTGGCAAGAAGGGCCATGATGCTATGCAGGAATATCTGAAGTCTCTTCCGTGGGAGTTAACTCAAGACCAGTTTGACGCGGCGATGCGGAATCAGCCGGAGGCGGGCGACCCGATTGCGAAGCCGATTGAAACGAAAGTTCGAGAAGGAAAGATCGGTGATATGCTCGGAGCCGGGGAAACGCGACTCACGGCAACAGGGCGCGAGACGACTCCGTTCCCGAAGATCGATACGACCACCAACGGAAAAGCTACCAATACGGTGAAGCGCGTCGATCAGTGGCTCATGGATAATGCCATCGCTGAGGCGAAGGCGAGAGGGGACCATTTCGCGCAGCGGCAGTTTGAGGCAGGCCGTGATAAGCCACAACAGGCAGACAAAGATTCTGCCGAGATTTACCTTTTCGACAAGGAAATCATCCAGCCGATCCCGCGGCCGTTCACGAAGCCTCTTGTTGCAGAGAAGCCCGGCGCACTCACTCCTCCACCGGAGCCTCCAAGTGCAGCCCCAGCGGTCGAGGTTGGGCAGCGTGTCACGTTCACCCCGAATAACTTCAATCACAACGATGTGGTTGGGGTGGTGCGCGATGTCATCACCAACACTTCTGGAGCTAAGGGCTATCAGATTATCGATGATGCTGGTGTCGAGCACAGAGTATGGGAGAGGGATGGAACTATCGGCTCAGAGACGAAGGCGGTCGATCAGAAAGCCATCAACTCTCTGAATGATGAAGAGCGCAAACTGCGGAAGAGACAGGCAACTCTGGAAGCGGAAGTCAAGAAGCCTTCCGGCATGGTTCCACCGGCCATCTCATCGGAGTTGAACTCTAAGCGCGGTGTTGAGTTGAACGATATTCGGAAGCGTCTCGACGCTATCGTAGATGAACGGCGCAGGTTGATGCAGGGTGGAGATGGAGATTCTAAACTCGCCGCGGCTAAAGCCGAGAAGGGCTACGTCACCCCCGACGAGTTGCGCCGCTATCTGGAATTCGATCCTGAAACAAAAGGTCACGTAGACGAAAATATGTGGACGGCTCAGATGTTGGCCGAGCGCGTCTACGATGCAGACCCTCCAGTGGGAGTAGACCGCAAGGATGCGCTGGCATGGGTGTTGGAGAGAAGGGTATCTGGTATTGGAAGGGAATCAGGCTCCAAGGGCGGAGCTTTCATGGCGGAGACAAGGCTCGGTAGAGGGTACATACTTCTTTATGACAACGCTCATGCAGGAACCTTCACACACGAGTTTGCACACGCTATCTTCCCATTGCTGAGTGCGGAGGATATGAAGGCGATCAACAGCATCGAAGTGGACACAACCGCGTGGGAAAAACTGTACGGGAAAAAGTGGAACTTCCCTGAGTGGGACGGCAGACAAGAATCCCTGAAAGGGGAAGTCTTTGATGGTGTGACCGAGAAGCTCGCCTACGGCCTTGAGAAGTTCAGACGCGATGAGAAGCCTACCGGATTCAACGCGCAGGTCGGTATAGTTCTCACTAAAATCTGGAATATGTTCCGTGACACCTATCGGGAGATAATCAAGCGCACAAAGACAGACCCTCTAAGTCCTTTCAAGTTGAGTGACGATGCGCGTCAATTCCTTATGGACACGTTTCACATTGAGGAGACGGACAACTTCAATGCTGCGGAGGACTGGAAAAAGAAGGTTGATGCCGCCCGAAAAGCGGAGGCCAAGCAGAAGAAAGGCATGGTGAAGCCGGAAGAGGTATTACATTCGATTATTCAGATCGCCAAAGATCTAGGCCCGACGCCCACCCACGTTTCACGCGGGAGTGACTGGCCCATAATTGAGACGGCGAATGACCGTGTGGACCCGTCCAAGACAGAGAATACGGTTGTGCTTGAGTACCCTGACAGAGATAAAGCCGCCGCTGCTTTTGTTCAGGCGTACATGGAAGGTAGCGGAATATCTGGAGTTGAATATCTGGAAGGCCCAGACGGGAAGGGTGCGATTCGTTTTAACTGGGGTCTGCCCGAAAAGGGGTCGAAAGAAAAGCCCAAGGAGATTCCAAACAGCATCCTCTACCAAGAGGTTCCGAAGCGGAATGAGCAACTTCAGATTGAGAAGTTGGAAGATTTGCTCAAGAAGACCTCAGCCCCTTTCATGCAGCAATTCGTGAGAACGCAGATTAAGAAGTTAGAGTCAGAGATTCGCGCCAAGTACGGGGTAGAGAGCCCAAAAATTGGACTCGACCCGGAGGCAGCGAGAAAAGCAATAGCGGAGGTGAAGCGTGGCACAGCAGGGAGAACGTCAGACGCAGGAAGAGAGAGGGTATCCGACTTACGAGGAGTACCTGATGGACCTCTTGGGGATGGAAAGCAAAGCGGAGTTGGACGCCTTTCTAAACCGCCCGTCATGGGGATGCCTGGATATGCAGGTGCCAGAGGTGCCACCGATCGAACTGGACCCGGAAGAGGAAATGCTCAACCAGTTAACCTCGCAAACGTAGCGCCGGTCAAGCTGAATCCATTACCGGAGCGCGGGGCGCCGGTAGGGATCATGGCGGGTGAAGCGTTCGACGAGAAGGCATGGAGGGACGGACTGAAGAGGGCTGGACTCCCGGAGAATATGCCTGCGCCGACAGTGACGCTCTCTCCAGAAGTTGCCCGGACGTTAAAGTATGCAGGTCAGAAGCAAATTGTCCAGACGGTTCTCTCCGCATTGGAGCAGGGCGACGGGGCTGTGATCGCTTCCGTGGCGGGTTCAGGCAAGACTTGGACCGAGATGGGTGTGGTGAAGGAGACGATCCTTCGGAACCCCGATGCGAAGATTCTTGTCGTTACGATGAATCGGGGACTACTCGAAGATGGCGACGATGCCGTTAGGCAGGTTGCGAAGAACGGCTATGATCTGAAGGTAGAAACCGACATCATCGACAAGCCTCCAGAGCCGGGAGTCTACGGGGCAACATATCAGCGGTTGCTTAACAACTCCATCTACTCGAAAACTCCATGGGACTTGGTGATTGCTGACGAAGCCGGAGCAGCACGCAACTGGTACAGAGACGAAAACCAGCAAGGCAAACTTTTGAAGGTTGTGATGGAAAACTCCAAAAAGGGAGTTTACGTTTCAGCTACTCCATTCCATTCTCCCAACGAGTACGGCTATGCGGAGAAGTTGAACCTGTGGCCGAAGGGCGGTTTTGAGGGATGGATAAAAGAAAACTTTGCTCACGAGAAGGTGGGCGACAAGATCGTTGCGAAGCTCGACCCGGCGAAGCAGGCAAAACTACGTGAGCAGATGGTTGAGCGTGGACAGTTCATCTCGCAGCAAATCTCCTATGATGGATTTTCTGTTCACTTTGGAGTGGTCCCTGTAACCGACGTGGTGGAACGGAAGTTGGACCGCATTCATCAAGGTGTAGCGGTGATGAAGAGGGAGTTATTGAAGCAAGGAAAGAAGGGACTCTCCGAGAGAGTATCTGCTTTTGAGGCGACATACACGAAAGCCTACCTTGAGAGGTCGAGACTGCCAGAAGCAATCCAACTTATCAAGAGAGCGAGAGCGCAGGGTTGGCAAGTCGCGGTATTCTCAGAGACCACATCGGAGGACTTGTTCCGTCGGCCGGTTGGACCAAAAGAAGAGCCGGGAACGTATCGGTTGCTTGATGAAGAGACTGGTGGGCAGATAGGGCGCATCATGCCGGAGTTCGTAAACATTGCAGATCAACTTCGCGCAGAGTTTGGCGACGAGATGGGCGACTACAGTGGAGTAGGAAACACCGACGCACAGCGCGAAGAGGCAAAACAGGCTTTCTTGAAGGGAGAAAAGAAGATACTGTACACGTCCTATGCCGCAGGAGGAATAGGGATAAACTTGCAGGACAAAGACGGAGATAAACCGCGGTTGTCGATATTCCTTGGACCACCGTATTCTGGTATCTTGCTTGAGCAATCATTGGCGAGGACGTGGCGGCTTGGCGTGAAGTCGAACGCGAGGGCGGTATTCCTTGCGACAGACTCAGAGCCGGATATTCGCCTTATGTCAACCAAGATTGGGCCTCGCATGAGGGCGTTAAGCGCGGCGGTTCTAGGAGATAGAGATTCATTGGCTTCGGTCATGTCGAACTACTCCGACGAAGAGAAGATGCGCGAACATCAGGACATGATGGCGTTCGACCAAGGCAACGAAATAAAAGTCGATGCTCAAGGATTCCAAGTCCGCAGCAAGCGCAAGGTCAACTTCGACAACTGGAGTTCGATCACCTTCCCGAACGCGGAAGAGGCAAAGAACAAGGGGATGCAGGTAGAGATGTCCGGCGGCGGGAAGGGAAGTGACTGGGCTACGCTCTATCAGGAGAAGCCGAAGCGGTGGGAGCCGCCGAACAGACCTTTGACGATTGAGGACATTCGCATCCGGCGGGCGGTGAACGCGGCGGCGGACAAGGCGGCGGCGAACCCTCAGATTCCCCATGAAGAGATCACGATGACGGCTGTGAGGGCCGAGGAAGTGGCGAAGGCCGCGCCGGAGGGTGTGGACAAGGAAGCGGCGGCCGAAGGTGTGATGAAAACCTTGTTCCGTGGGGAAGTTGCTCTCCAAGGCGAAGGGGGTGGATGGACCGTTGCTCACGATGCAGTCAAGAACATGGCCCAGGGCGTGAGAGTAGACGATGAGAGGCCATGGAAGAAGCGGCTATGGGATTACCAGTTCTCTCAAGACTCGAACATCGTCCACACGCTCAGGAAGCTAGGGAAAGAGGGTGTTGGTTGGAATATCGTCAATATGCGGGAGGACTTCTACCAGAAGGAGGACCAGTACGACGCCGACCACCTCCATGATCTTCTTGGCATATTCACCGGCAACAAGTTGAACCCTCACGATGAAAACACCGTGAGAAAGATTATTGACGTAGTGGAGGGTCATCAGGCAGTCGCGGACCCGGCTATCAATAAAGCCGCGGGTGAACTCTCGGAATTCATGAAGAGGATGCGCGACTTTATGGCAGAGAAGAACGTGTCTCTGGTGGCGAAAGACGGGACCAAAGTACCCTACAAGAATATCGCCGCGGACCCAAAACATATTCCCCACTTCATTAACTACGACGCGAAACTGACGGACCCAAAAACCGGAGAGACAAAGACTCTGCGCGAGGTGATGGGACATACTTTCGGGGAACTCAATCGTCTTCGGTACATGGAGGAGTACGCTCGGAAGATTGGAAAGCCGGTCGAAGAGGCCCGCGTATGGATCGCGGACCTTGAGAAAAGGATGAAGGGAGCACGTCTTGGGCAGGTGAGGGCAGAGCGTTCAGTGAATATTCCTTTCTACTACAAAGACTTTAAACACCTCGTCAAGTATGTTGAGCAAGTCTCCACTGCGGCGTCTATGGAAGAGACATTTGGCGGTGAGATGGAGAATCTGAAGAAGGAGATTGCAAAAGTCCCCAACGAACAAGCCAGAAAGGACATCTTAACTGGATTCACTACGATGTTCGAGGTGCCTGATTGGAACACCTCGGCAGGCAAGATAGTTCGGAAGGGGCAGGGATTTGAAGCTCTGACCAAAATGCCTCTATCTGTTTTGAAAGTTCCTTTTCATTTGGTCCACGCGACAATGAAGGTGGGATTAAAGAGCGTGGGGAAAGCCGGGATAGAGTGGCTGAAGAACCCTAACGAATTCAGAGATGAGAAGTTCCAGTTGGGTGTTACCGGAGGCCGCACAGACAATGCGTGGATTCTTGAGGGAGGGGGAGATCACGGACTCGGAGGAGCAGTCTTCAAGGGGACTGGGTTCGATATAGCCTACAGGTGGGTTCGCGGGATTGCCGGAGAATCGGCCAAAGTCTACATGGAGCAACGCGCTCTTGGCGGCCTAAAAAAAGGCGGCAGCATAGCCGAAGAGGTTCGCCGCATCTTGAAGCACACCATGCTGATAGGAGACCACGCGATTGACGAGGCTGTGAGGACCGGCAAGTGGTCTGAAGACGACTTGGAGAAGGCGCAGAGGGCGTTCGCCAATAAGGTGACATTCAACTCCCGCAATCCAGGTCAGATGCCAGAGTTGGCTCGGATGAGCATGGCGAAAGATTTGAGTACGGCACAGAAGAACCTCAACACGTCTCTGCGGGGAACCTATGCTCTACAGAGTTTTACGATCAAGACGTACTCGTTCCTACGGGATGCTCTCTATGACGAGGTAGTGATTCATCACAACCTGAAGCCTTTGATTCCTTTCCTGCTTTTATATCCGGTCGCCGGCCAGTTGATTACCGGAACGACTTCCGGGACGAAGCACATCTTCAACTTGACGAGCGAGAAAATCCAAGACAAAGAACACGTCCACGATTCTTGGGATACATGGTTGCAGCAATTCGACAACATTGAACATCACCCTGTTATCGGAGCTTTGAAGTTTTGGATTGATGGGGCTTGTGTGGCGGCGGCGATGGAACGCACGAAGCGCGTGGCGGACCTCGTGTTGCTAATGTCCGAGGGCCACAAGAAGCAAGCCGACGACATGATGAAGTATTGGATTGATGACGAACTGGAGCAGGATTTCGGTTCGATCTACACCGATATGCTCTATTTCGCCAAGGCAGGGACAGATGAGGTTCGTGACCTGTGGAAGTATACCGAGGATCACGCGAAGCAACTGACAGCCACAGAGAAGCACGTCTTTGGAGAACTAGAGAAGCTGGTTCCTTTGTCAAAGGATATGCCCTACGTGGACGATCTGGCGCATCAATACATCAAGACAGGGCCGAAGAAGTGGGCTGTTGAAGGGGGTGACGACGAGCCGCCGAAGGAGAAGCGGAAAAAGTGGGCGGCGCCGACGCCTTGGGATTGAGTAGCGGGTGTATACTTCGAGTATCTCCAAACAGGAGACGAGGAGGTAATGGGGATGGCAAACAATCGGATGTACATGGTGTGTCTGCATTGCATGTGGGACGCCGAGATTCCTTTGGACGACTGTCGGGAATATGTCGCAAAGTATTATCCGCCACCGACCGGATGGTACACGACGCGGGATGATGTGAAGGGAAGCCTCGACGCCTTTTTCGACAAGCATCAACACAAGGAGACATGGGAGCAGTCGATGTTTGGGGACCACTTCACCGTGATGACGGAATCTCTTCTAAAGGCCGGGGATGACATGGTAGCCGCCAAGAGGGAAGTCTTGGGTATCATTCAAAAGGGAACCGAAGAAGGAAGAATGGGCCGATAGTTAAAATCTGGAGTGAGGAGGAAGCATGGGAATAAGGATAACCAAAGAGGAAGTGGATCACGGGGACGGGAAGTGCTGGCGGATTATGGCGACTTGGGACTCGAAGCACGGAGGAACGGAATCAGCAGTGAGGTTCTGCAAGACGCTTGCCGCTCAGAGGCGAATCGTTTACGGGTTTAAGATGAAGTGGAGAATGGGAGAGTACGACTAACCGTGTAACAAGAAGGGAGTATGAACATGGAACAAACAGAAAGAACGATCAAACGTGGACTGCCGGTAGGTATGAGAATTATTTCCGAGCACAAGGTTGTTGGGATATGGAGAAGCGAGATCCAGAAAAACAAAGGGGAAGTTGTTTCTGAGTATTATGTTGAGGTTGACCACAATCGAGTCGGCAACAAACTCCACATCTCCAAAGACGAGTACGACGGGACAAATGTGGGCGACATTTTTCAAGTAGCTAAGTTGACGGAGAAGGCATAACGATCTCCTCGTTCCGCAACCGGAGGGTGTAGGGGCTTCGCCTAAGAAGAAGACCGGGAAGTGGCAGGTTCCGTAGTATGATGTACGTGAGCGGAGGCGCATAATTCACTGGCGGTATGGGAAAGCTAAGACTACCCAGACGTGCAGAACTCGCCGAAAGGTTAGCCGTTGCAGTGGTCCGCTCACTTAATTCAAACGAGGAGGATGTATGAGAGAAGTAATGTCAAGAACCAACAGCGAACAATCAGGTGCTCCGCTCGGCGATGGGTGGGTTCGAGCCATTTGGCTGCGTATCGAGAAGGATAGTAATTGTGGTGTGATTTACCGGCAGGGTCATCACTATCTGGTTCAATCTGATAACCAAATCGACCTTTTGATTGCTGAGAACGGTCGTCTTGTCCACACGGCCAGCGTCAACGATGTGCGGAGTTTTGAAGAGGTTGTTGCCCCACCGTCCTTGGATTCACCAGATAACCCTGTTGATGGACCGAAGAATGATGAGATCTTCTAACCTGACACCTGCGAGATGAAGGCAAGGCCCAGCTAGTTCAGTGGGCCTTTTCCTCGCCCCAAAATTTGGACTATTTGCTGTGCTAGTTTTACCTTCTGAGCGAAGTCGGATTTCTGTGATTGAGTGACGATCTTTGAAAGCCGCTTCTGGAGGGATTCGTCTGCGAGGAACTCTTTATCTGTGGGGATGCTGGAGACCTCTTCCGACAGGCGGGACCGGAATAACTCCACGAGTTCAGGAATCAGGAACGGAGCGAGTTTGGAACTGAGCGGTTCTTTATCCTTCCAATACCGTTCACCGGATCGCCGTTGCAGCATAATCTTTCTGACCATCACGGGGGAGTACAGGAAATGACTCCTATCTACTCGGATAGCGGGAGGGAAGAAGTTCTTCTTCACGTAGTCGTCCAACGTCTTCAATTTCATGTTGAGGAGTTCAGCGCACTCAGCGCGGGTGAGGAGGGCTTTCTCGGAGAGGCCGGCGGGGATGGGAAAGTGTCTTTGGTGGATGATGGCGCCCAGGCGAAGCTGTTCGGCATATTCGGGAGTAGGGTCCAAGAACCGATCAGCAACCCGCATCTTCCCTTTGATGATGGCGAGGCACCCCTTCTTGGCAAGAGTTTTGACTTGATACGGGGAGAGCCGGAGCTTATCGCAGATACCAGAGAGGGAGAGCCATTGCTGGGGTTCATGGTTTGACATGGAGGTTCCTCCGAGGATGGGAAGCTGAAGCCATTGCGCTGAAGGTATCCGAAGGCAGGTTGCGCTTGGCGGCGGACACCTCGCCGAGCTTGCGAAAGAAGTTAGGGTCGGCCTTGGTCAGCTTCACCTTTGGTTTGGAAGGGGCTTCTTTGACGAGCGGGGGTGGGGTTAGAACTCGGATGCGCTTCATGTGAAAATAATATCTCAGATGGGGGTTGACAAACGTTCGCAACTTAGCTTACAGTTTTGTTCATGGGAAAAACGTACCTGACAGAAAACGAAGTTCGGGAAGAAATCCGCGAGAAGACGAAGGCCAGTTCCTTGCGTCGGACAGCCAAGGAGTATGGCTTGAGTGCGGCTTACCTTTCGGACATTCTTGCGGATCAAAGGGACGTGAGCGAGCGCGTGGCTGGCCTGTTTGGGTTTGACAAGTTGGTTACGACCGAAGTTAAGTTCCAGAGGAAATAGGAGGGCGGGATGCAGGTAGACCGCAAGTGCGAGAACAAGAAGTGCGGGATGCCTTTCAAGGCTCGTTCTGCTGATGTGAAGAGGGGTTGGGCGCGGTTCTGCTCGAAGTCTTGCAAGGCGACGGCGCAGGAGGCGAGGACGGGGCAGTTTGCGCGAGTCCTGGCTGGTGGGTCTGGTGGAGAGGATATTGATTACGAGGGTGGGGGATGGGACGCCCACAAAAACGCATAACCGGCCTCCGCAGAGGCAAGAGAGCAGGGAAAGATGGCAGAAGTGAAGGCAGTACCGGCGAAGCGGATCGTGAGAAAACGAGCAGGCTACAGGCGTGTGATGGTGACATTGACTGAGGAGCGGGCGAAGGTGTTGGACGAACTGGCGGCGGCGGATATGCGCCAGGGCGGGGCGACGGAAATTTTGTCGGTCATGGTCGCTCGGAACTTCGATGCTTTGGTGAGGGCAACCGCTCCAGTGCAGGCGCAGTTCACGGGGTTCAAGCAACCCATTCCCAAGAACCCGAACGTGACCCTACTTTCCACCATTGGAAGTACGGACGACAAACCGTACACGATCAACGACCCGAAGGAGTAACCCATGTGGACAGAGCTTTACTGGTATTGGAGGGCTGTTCTGTGGGGACTCTTCCATCCCTTTGCTACGGAGGAGCAGCACCTTCGTAGGGCGCAGTGGGCGGCTCGTGAGCAGGAGAAGAGGAACCCTCCAGATGACGACGGCTTCGAGACGGCCTGGGCATTGCGCCGTTGCATCGAAGGATGGACGTGCTGGCGGTATCATATTCCACCGCGGGGAGTTCTGATTCAGGTGTGGAGGTTTGAGTGGCCGGAGCCGAGGATGGTGACGACCGAAAAATTTGGGAACAGGTTGCAGGAAATGAACACTTGCGGTATGTACTGGCGGTTGACGGGGATCGGGAAGGAGTCGTTATATGGGGCTTTGGGAAGCATACGAACCTGAAGAAGACAGCGACGAGGACGAGTTTGAAGATGATCTTGAAGAGGACGACGACGACCTGGACATAGATCAGCTTTACGCAGCCTGTCCTGAGTGCGGTAGCGACGATCTGGAGTACCTCGATTCAACGGAAGATGGGGACGAGTATCTCTGCAATGATTGTGGGGAGAGATTCGTGGAGGGGGAGGAAGACGATGAGTAAGATTCGCAAATTTCTGAGTGCTCCTGAACTTGCTGCACTGCTGAAGGACAAGGCGGACGTGGAGGTGGTGGATTGGGCTGTTACAAGAGAGCAGAGTCCACGTCATTGCCAAGGCGGATCGCGTTACGTGGATGTACTTGCTGGCGCGACAATCGAGATGGACGGCGAAGAGGAGGGTGAAGATGCCTGAGATATGGTTGACGGACATCGAGCAGACGAAGAAGATACTTGTTTTGGAGGAGTCTATCAAGGAACTCCGGGCCGAGTTGAAGCAGCTTCGCACGGACTACGGGCGGACGCGGGAGATCGTGGACGAGTTGGTGGTGAAGTTCCTGGGGCACGCTCACGCATACGCGGCAGACTTTCAAGGCAACACGAAGTTGATACACTTCACATTACCGCCTGTGAAGTAAGTCCAAAATTCGGAGTAAGAGGAGAGTGCGATGGGGAAGTTAGTCGTTGGGATCGATCTGGAGACCACAGGATTGTCGGCCACGGATGATCGGATCACGGAAATTGGCGGGGCGCTTGTTGATTGGGATACTCAGACCCCGTTGAAGGTTATGTCCACATTGGTCAACCCAGGGCGCCCGATACCGGAGGAGATAACGAAGCTCACTGATATCACCGACGAGATGGTGGACCTGTACGGGAAGTCGGAGAAGGTGGCGTTCGCGGAACTGCATGACCTGATGAGCTACGCGGACTATGCGGCCGCGTTCAACGGTTCCAGGTTCGACCAACCGTTTTATTTGGCGGCTTGCGCGAGGTTGAAAGTGGAGCCTTCGGGTATATTCTGGCTTGACTTGAGTTCGGATGTGAAGTACCCGCCGGAGATTAAGACTCGCAACCTGAATCATCTGGCGAGTGAGTTTGGATTTTGCAATCCCTTCCGTCACAGATCTTTATTTGATGTTATGACGATGTTCAAGATTGCGAAGAACTACGACCTAGACAGCATCATTGCACGAGCGCAGGAGCCTACGGTTTACGTTCAGGCGATGGTTGACTTCAACAACAACCAGAAGGCGAAGGATTTCTCTTTCAGGTGGAACCCTGACCAGAAAAAGTGGTGGAAAGCGTACAAGCTTTCCGACTATGAGGCAGAGAAGAGCCTTTGGCAATTCACATCGCGGATGCTGGATGGGCCGCTGGAGTAGGGATGAGCACATCAAGGATGGAGCTATTACGAAGAGCGATAGGCAATCACCTTGCCGACATTGCAGACCTGTTACCGAAGGAGTACAAGTTGACTCTGGTAGCACGACACACAACGGATTCCAGGAGCCATATCATCATCGGTGATGACGACGCGGCTGGAGATGTGGTGAAAATTCTTGAGCACCCGGAGATGACTCCGGTAGTGGTCGATGGGAAACAGGGATGAAGACACTTTTCACAGTAGACGGCGCTAAACTGACGACCGCGAGGATCGAGGCGGGGATGTCAATGGAGGATGTGGCGGCCAAGATCGGCGGGAACAAGAGCAGCCTGTCGAGGTGGGAGCGGGGTATTGTGCATCCTTCAGAACGTGCTATTGTGAAGTTGGCGATGTTACTAAATCGCGGGGATTTTATCAAAGAGAGGTAATGGAGGGGATCATGGGAAATGAATTGGCAGTACAGAAGGAGACCCGGCTGGCGAAGCCGGTTGCAGAGTTCTCGAACGAACAGATTAGACTCTTGGGCGAGACGGTGGCGAAGGGGTGCGACCAGAACGAACTGGCGTTCTTTTTGCAGGTGGCGAAGCTGAAGCGGCTGGACCCGTTCACCGGACAGATCCATGTGGTGAAGCGGTGGGACTCCTCGGCCGGCAAAGATAAGATGGTGATACAGACCGGAATCGACGGCTACAGAGTGGTGGCCGCGAGGACCAACGAGCTTGCTGGTATCGACGAACCCGAATACGACAGCGAGGATGGAGAGCATCCGAACACGGCAAAGGTGACGGTCTACCGTTACGGGCGCGGTGACGAGAAGGTTCCCTACAAGGCGACGGCGCGGTGGGGGGAGTATGTCCAGACCTACAAGGACAAGCAGACCGGAGAACTCAAGGCAAATCCGATGTGGAGGCGGATGCCGTACCTGATGTTGGGGAAAGTGGCCGAAGCCTTAGCTCTACGCAAGGCGTTTCCTGATGAACTGAGTGGCGTCTACACGAACGAGGAGATGGATCAGGCTGACAACGAACCCCGCGGCGTTACTCCTGATTCAGTGATGGGCAAGCCGCAGGTTCAGATGCCGAAGAGCACGGACGAGAAGAAGCCTCCGGTGCAGACCGGGAAGGCGGAGACAGTCCAGCAGACGCAGCAGGTGGCCGCCCAGGGGCAGCAGCAGACGAAGCCGGAGGAGATCAGCGGTGAGATCACCAATGCCAAGTTTGGAACCGGGAGCGCGGAGGGTATTCTGTTTCTGGTCGTCAACGGCAAGGTGGTGAGTGTCCCGAAGCACCTGATCGATGCCGAGATGGTGGTGGGCGCGAAGGTACTCATCACAGCCACGAAGCGCACGGTCGGCAAGACGGACCAGTACATGACCTCCACGGTGGAGATGTTGGTGGCGCCGGTTCAGGAAGGTGAGGTAATCGACGCCGAGTACGAGGACGTGAAGCCGACAGAGGAGAAGCGAGAACCTGGTCAACCAGACCCTATTTTGGAAGAGTATCGGGCGGCTGGGTTGGGTGGGATCTTTGACGATGCTCCGCCGAAGGCGAAGGTGGAAGCGGCGCCAGCGGCTCAGGCGGCACCGGCAGAGGATTCTACCAGTCCGGGGACAGCGGGAATGAAGAGAGCGAAGCGCCTTCATACCCTGATTACTCAGAACCACAAGAACACTCTCTTCACAGAAGACCTCTTGAAGAAGTATCTTGCGACCCAGCGGATTGAACACGCACGGGATCTGGCTTGCCCACCGAAGGGATCTGAGGCGTTCAACGCTTACGAGTACGCCTGCTCGATGGCTGTGGGCGAGGTGGACTGGCACGAAGTTTTGGACGATTAAGTTTCCACCCGGTAAGGTTCACAACGATGACGAGCGCCGTAACATTCCGGAGAGGGATACTCTTAGGAGTTGGCAGCAGCCGATCGCAAGGGGCCGGGTGGGAGATGCGGAGAGTCATCTGGAGGGTAATTTATTCCCGACTGAGGTGCTGGTCGTCATGGGCCACTCTCCGTATTAAGTTTTTGGCACAGGTTCAAGTTGGCCTGATACGAACCGTGGGGTGCGGGGCGGGGGACCAGAACGCACAATGGGGACCACTTGCAATTACGAGTTACTTGGAGTAACATAAAAACATGGCAAAAGAGAAGGCAGTATCGCAAACGTCCACGCGGGTCTTGACCGAAGAGGGAAGGGCACGTATCGCAGCCGCTCAAACGAAGCGGTGGAAGAAGTTCCGCAAGGAAAAGAAGGCGGCCGAGAAGGCTGCGAAGTAGAAGCATGGCAGGGTGTCCTGCCTAAACCCGTCCGCTCCGCTAGGCTAACGTCAAACGACGCTCTAGCAGCGGGACATTCTTCTAGGACGGGTTTAGACAGCACATTCAAACCAAAAGCGGGGATAGCTCAGGGGTAGAGCAGCGGAAAAGTCCGGCATCGAAACCGGATACCTAATCCGCAGGTGAATGGTTCGAGTCCTTTTCCCCGCTCCAACATCAACAATCAACCGGAGGAGGAGAATAACATGGCAATCAGCTGGACAGATGTGGATAGCACGCAAATCGTTAGGGTGGGTTACGACGCGGAGACGCTGAAGGCGTATGTCGCGTTCAAGGATCGCAAGACGGGCGACGTTCAGAGTACCTATGAATACAGCAACTGCCCAGAGCAGGTGGTGACGGACATCATCAACGCGGACAGCGCCGGCCGGCAATTTGGAGCCACTCTGAAGTTCGGATTCAATTACCGAAAAATCTAACCACGGGAGGTGGAGATGGCACTTACAAAGAAGTCGAAAGTGATCGCAAGTGGAATGTCGCCTAATCTGCAAAAGGCGTTCGATTCCGAGTGGACCGCAACGGAGCGGTCTGACGATGCAGAAGCTGCTGTGCTTCGGGAGTATCATTATCATCTTCTACGCTGTGAGGAGTTGAAGATATTCCTGAAGAATTGTGGTTTCAGCGTTGACGGCGATTAAGTCCAAATTTTGGAGGGGATGGGGATGGGGAGTGAGGCGTGGGGACAAGCAATCGAGGGAGGATTCTATCAGGAATCGAACCATTGTTATCGTGATTCGTCAGGGGTAGTGATTCCTTCGGTTACGGGCGTCTTCGGGGCTCTTGGCCTGAGCGACTTCTCGATGATTGCCCCCGACGTTTTGGAGTGGAAGCGCGGTTTTGGAAACGCCGTTCACAAGGCTGTCGAGTATCTCGTCTTCGGGAAGTTGGATTGGGAATCCTGCCCTGATGAAATCATCCCAGCGGTTGTCGGCATTGAAAGTTGGTTGAAGTTGGTCGAGTATCAACCTTTAGCCGTGGAGGAGAAGAAGATCATCGTCCTCAACGGAATGCGGGTTGGTGGAACTCTCGACCATCGTGGGAGTTTGATCTACAAAGGAAAGCGTCGGCCCTGCATCCTCGATCTGAAGACCGGCAGTAAGGCTTCAGAGACTTGGGCATGGCAGACGGGGGCTTACACGGGAGGGGCACCGAAGCTGGAGGGCGATGTTTACGTTGGATGCGCTCTTCAGGTTGACAAAGATGGGCGAGTTACTCCATTCTGGGTAGACACTCTGAAGGCGAAGAGTAACTTCATTATCCTGTTGGCGGCGGCGAATCTGGCAGTCAACGCAAAATTGGCGAAGTTCAGAAATCAAGAGGAGGAGTAATCATGGGGACAGCAGCAACAGCATTGGCATTGCCGAGGATCATCGAGATCCTTGGACCGAGTGGCGAGTACGAGACCAAGCGTATCGCCTTGCGTAACGAGTACGGGACGATTGTTTTGGCGTCGAAGAAGTTGACGGTCGTCGAGACGACGGAACAGGCAGAGACGGCCACGCAGTACGGCCGGTTGCTTCAGACGGCGGCGAAGGAGACGGAGACTTTTTTCAAGGGCGTGAAGTCTCAGATCGACGACATCAAGAAGCCGGTTTTGCAAGCCGAGAAGGACGACACAGGACCGTACAACACGGAGAAGACTCGTCTGGGCGGATTGCTAACGGCGTATCAGGCTGTGGAGCGCCGGAAGCGGGAAGAGGAAGAGCGTCTTGCCCGTGAGGTGGCTCAGAAGCAGGCGGAGGAGGATGCACTCCAACGGGCGCTTGAACTCGCAGCAGCGGGGGAATCTGAGGCGGCGGATGCAGTGCTGGAGGAGGAGGTCATCGCGGCTCCGGTGGTGATTCAGGCCGCGGCGCCCAAGCCGACAGGAAGCGTGGCGCGGAAGAACTATCAGATCGAGGTTACGGACCTGAAGGCGCTTGTCACGGCGGTAGTAGCAGGACAAGTGCCGTTGATGGCGGTTGTTGCGAACGAGAGCTTTTTGGGGCAGATGGCGAAGAGCATGAAGGAAAGTTTCTCTTATCCTGGCGTGAAGCTCATCGTTACCGAGTCCACCTCGTTCCGGGCGTAGCATGGCCGGAAGCTCAAACATCCAACACTGCAACGAGAAGGCGAGGGAGTTCTATGGGGACTCCCCGCTTCTCCAGAGGATATGCACCGCGCACGGAATCACCTTGCGGGACTTCGCAGCGATCTTCGGTATCGGAAAGAGTCTGGCGGGGGAGATTTTGAATCACCAAACCCTCCCGAAACTAGAGTTGGCGGTACAGATTGCGCGGTACTTCGAGTGTACGGTTGAGGAATTGTTTGGATGGCGGATTGACGATGATGGGAAGCGGAGACCGTTGCTGGTGATCGACCAGGAGACGGGTCAGGTTATGAAGTTGGTGGGGAAAAACAGGGTGGGTTCAATCGAGTTGGCAGTGGGGAAAGAATCGGGTTGCGGAGACGAAGGGGAGTTGTTATAGTCTCTGTAGCCGACACCCCATGTCGGTTAGTCCGGCTCCCCAGTCGGACGCCTCCTCCCAGGGAGGGTGTTACGGCATCCTCCCTGGCCTCCTCCGACCGTAAACGGAGATGAACATGAAGGATGATGAGAAGTGTTACGAATTGCCGATAGGGAGAGGTCTTGTTACCATTGTTGACAGTGGAGACTACGAGAAGTGTTCCAATCTAAAACTTGGTTCCAAGTGGGACAGTAAAAAGAAATGTTTTTACGCTACTGCATGGTTTCGAGGAGGTAAGTGCGGACACAAGATTCCGCTTGCGCGTGTAATCCTTGGACTCGATATGTTCGATCTGCGAGAGGTTGACCATATCGACAACAAGAACACTCTCGATAATCGACATTCAAATCTTCGTGTAGGGACAACATCTCAGAACCAAGCGAATGCCGTCAGAAGGGTTGATAATACATCTGGATTCAAGGGTGTGTATTGGAATAAAAAGAGGAAGCGATGGGTCGCGTTGATAAGGGTGAAAGGAAGACGTTATGGGTTAGGAGGATTTGTTACTCCACAAGATGCTCATGTGGCATATTGTAAAGCTGCGGTGAAGCATTTCGGAGAATTTGCGAGGTTTGAATAGGGGTGAGTATGAAGATAATCATTGACAGTGATTTTCTCGAAGGTTTGACGTACAGAGGCGTGTTGGCTCTTGTGGCGGTGAACGCGCTCGGCGACGGGTCTTGGACAACCGCACAGTTGAGTCAGGCGGTGTCGTGCAACTCATCCCTCATGTTGGAAGGCATGGGGGAGTTGCATACGCTATGTCCGGAGTTCATTGGGAAGCAGACGAAAAACAAGTGGCCTCTGGGGACGGGAGTGGCATCTACGGAGAAAGTCCAAATTTTGGAATCGGATTCGACCTGTAGGCAGGACTTCTTGGATGACGTGAAGAAGGCTTATGAATTCGTCAACAAGGGATTGCCATTCACGATGGGTTCCGCGGACGGGGCGGCGGTGAAGCGTTGGCTCAAGCAGAACAAGGAAGTGACGCGGGAGGAGTGGAGACGCGCCCTGGGCAACCGTTACAAGTCAGAGGGTGTGGTGAAGACTCAGGCTTTGTATCTGTGGATTGGGAGGCTTCTGGAGTATCTGGAAGCGCCGCTGGACCGCTATGGGAAGACGATGCCGAACGGGATTGGAGGGAAGCATGGTGAAGCGCTTGGGCGGGAGCAAGGCAATTACGCTGCAAGGCAATCAGCAGTTGCAGCCGCAGGAGTTCAATCCTAAGCAGATCCGGGTTGACCTGATAGGCTCATGGCTGGAGAAGTTTGGGTCGATAGCAGGGAAGGCGATCACGCCACAGTTGATAGCGGTCTACGTGGAAGCGTTGGCGGACATTGACGAGCGACGGCTTACGGCGGGGTTTGAAGAGTGCTTGAGGACGGTTACAGGTTGGCCGTGGCCCAGCACGGTGCGCGAAGCAAGCGAGTTGTGAGGAGGGTTACATGGGGTTGGTAAAAATTGCAAAGAGGACGACGAAGCTACTGGTTTCGACTCCTAATCTTTCGGTGATGCTACCAGGGGCATGTAACGCTAAGTGCGAGTTCTGCTTTTGGAACCGTGACCAAGATGCGAACAAGTTTCCGATGATGAAGTTTGGTGAGCGGCTGGCTGCAATTCTCGATGCTCTACCGAAAGAGTTTTCGCACGTTAGCGTGACTGGAGGGGAGCCTACCATCTCTCCGGTTCTTGAAGATGTGATGGAGGTTCTGAGGAAAAGAAAGAAGCGTTTCCCGAAAGTTGTTCTGACGACAAACGGTGTTCGTCTTCGGAAGCAAGAGGTAATCCTCTCTGGAGTTGTGAAACATATTAACATCAGCCGTCACCACGCCTCCGATACTCTCAACGAGAATATATTCAAGACGAAGAGTGTTCCATCAACCAGAGAACTTCGCGGCCTGATTGATGACATTCAATGGGCCGACATCTGTTTCAACTGCGTGGTGCCTCCAGATGTTTCTGTGAATTTCTGCCGGGAGTTCATTGACTACTCCAAGAACTTCAAGAATCTGGCGGCTGTCAACTTCCGTATCTACCACGATTCGATGGAAGATTGTCCGGCGATGGAGATGTTTGGGCGCGACTGGGGATTCAGGGATGTGAGTACCTGCCCGGTCTGTAAGGTGGCGCGAATGCAGGTTGGCGAGATGCAGGTCAACTGGAAGTATTCCGTCATGGAGCCGACGCAGCACTGGGATGGGATCTATGAGTTGGTAGTTCAGCCGGACGGACGGTTGACGGCGGATTGGGCTGGATTGTTGGAAGTAAAACCGGAGGAGATTCAAGGAGGAGTTATGGCAAAGTCGAAACGGGAGTTGGCGGAAGAACTTATCGAACTAGCGAAGCGTTTGCTTGAGGAAGACGACTCCAAGAAGCCCATCAATAAGCTCCGCAAGAAGCCCAGCCATCGTGTTGAGTATTCAGGTGGAAGTTGCCATTCACCGAGCGGCGGAGGGTGCCACTAAAATGGGGAAGCCGGTCAAGCAGTTGGGGAGCGGAGTGCCGGCGGACGCGCAGGCAGAACTCGCTATATTGGGGACGTTGCTTATAGAGAACGATACCTATTTTGACGCGATCGGCGACC